TATACTACACATCTATGACAAATCTTTTTAAAAAGGCCGCTATATTTACGGATATACATTTCGGCCTAAAATCCAATAGTACTCAACACAACGAAGACTGTTTGAACTTTGTTCGTTGGGCCACTGCCAAGGCACTAGAAGAAGGGTGCGACACCGCACTCTTTCTCGGTGATTGGCACAACAATAGAGCCAGCATCAACATCTTAACTCTAGGCTATAGCCTACGTGCATTGGAGCACCTAAATGATAATTTTTCTACTGTTTATTTTATTCCTGGCAACCATGATCTCTATTATCGGGATAAGCGTGATGTACAAAGCGTCGAATGGGCAAAGCATCTCCCGAACGTACAAATTTGTAATGATTGGTTTAGTAGTGGTGATGTGGTTATCGCTCCTTGGCTCTGTGGTGATGACCATAGACGCATTCCTCGGTTACGAGGAAAATACATGTTCGGGCACTTCGAACTGCCAGGATACCTAATGAACGCCATGGTGGCCATGCCCGAGCACGGCGAGCTACGCGGAGACAGTTTTTCAAACTTTGATCATGTGTTTACCGGACATTTTCACAAACGCCAAACACAACGAAATATCACCTACATTGGCAACTGCTTTCCGCACAACTATGCCGATGCTGGTGACGACGATCGAGGTCTTACCATACTAGAATGGGGTAAGGCACCTGAGTATCATGCTTGGCCTGATCAACCCATGTACCGGGTATTTAATTTGAGCGATGTTATCAATCACACCGAAAAGATGTTGCGACCCAACATGCATGTGCGTGTAAATTTAGACATAGATATCAGTTATGAAGAAGCTAGTTTTATCAAGGAAACATTTGTTGCTGACTATAAGCTACGTGAAATTACTATTATCCCAGCCAAGGCAACCGACTTGACCGAGTACGAAATACAGGGCAATATTGAATTTGAGTCTATAGATCAAATTGTGTATAATCAGCTCAACAACATAGACAGTCAACAGTTTAACAAAAACCTATTAGTGGACATATATAGAAATCTCTAATGTTTAAAATCAAAGATATCACCGTAAAGAATTTTATGAGTGTGGGCAATGCCACACAGGCCGTTAACTTTGATCGCAGTGATCTTACTCTAGTACTAGGTGAAAATCTAGACTTGGGCGGGGATGACTCGGGTGCACGTAACGGTACCGGCAAGACCACTATTATAAATGCGCTCAGTTACGGCTTGTATGGTAATGCACTTACCAATATCAAAAAAGATAACCTAATAAACAAAACCAACACCAAGGGCATGATGGTGACTGTGGACTTTGAAGTCAACGGGGTAAACTATCGTGTGGAACGTGGGCGCAAGCCGGGTGTGATGCGATTCTTTGTGGATGACCAAGAACGTGAAATCACCGACGAAGCACAAGGCGACTCGCGAGAGACACAGGCCGAGATCGAACGTATGTTGGGCATGAGTCATGACATGTTCAAACACATTGTGGCACTTAACACTTATACCGAACCGTTTTTAAGTTTAAAGGCCAATGACCAACGTGTCATAATCGAACAGTTGTTGGGCATTACACTACTGAGTGAAAAAGCTGATAGACTCAAAGAACTTGGCAAGGCCACCAAGGATGCAATCACTCAAGAAGAATTTAGAATCAAGGCAGTCACAGATGCCAACCGGCGCATAGAAGAACAAATAGAAAGTCTTCGTCGTAGACAGGCCATGTGGCTCAAAAAGAAAGAAGACGATTTACAAAAGCTAGTTGCGGCCTATGATGAACTGAGCCATCTAGACATCGAAGCTGAGCTTGTGGCTCATCAACAGTTAAGTGAATACACAAAAAAGAAAAGTGAAATTGACCGTATTCGAGGTTACATCACGCAAAACGAACGGGATCAAGCTCGAGAAGACAAAACGATAGCTCGGTTACGAGCCGAACTGGAGGCATTGCAAAATCATCAATGTCATGCCTGTGGTCAAGACCTACACGACGACAATCATGAACAAATGCTGGCAGACAAGCAACAACAAATCAGTGACACTGCTGTTAATGCACTTGCAGCTCATACACAGTGGCTAGAAAATACCGAAGCGTTGCAGGCCTTAGGCGAACTGGGCGAACGACCCACAGTTTACTACACCGACGAAAGCGATGCATTTGAGCATAGAAGCAGCATGGGCAGTATCCTAACACAACTGACTGCCAAGCAAGAAGAACAGGACCCTTACGTGGAACAGATTGCCGAAATGCAGACACAGGGTGTGGAAGAGATCAAGTTTGACGTTATGAACGAGCTGACCGATCTCAAAGAACATCAAGACTTTTTATTAAAACTGTTGACCAACAAAGACAGTTTTATTCGTAAACGCATTATAGATCAGAATCTGAGCTACTTGAATGCCAGGTTAGGACAATATCTAGATCGTATTGGCTTGCCACATACTGTAAAATTCAACAACGACTTAACTGTCAGCATCACAGAACTGGGCCGAGACCTAGACTTTGATAATCTATCAAGGGGCGAACGCAACAGACTTATTTTGAGTTTGAGCTGGGCGTTCCGTGATGTTTGGGAGAGTTTGTATCAACCCATCAACTTGTTGTTTATTGACGAGTTGATTGATAGCGGTATGGACTCGAACGGAGTTGAAAACAGTTTGGCAATATTAAAGAAAATGAGCAGAGATGCTAATAAGTCTATTTGGCTTGTATCCCACAAGGACGAGCTGGCTGGACGAGTTAACAATACTCTGCGTGTAATCAAGGAAAACGGCTACACAACCTACAGTACCGACGTCGATATAGCATAATTTTTTGTCATGCAACTGTAATGATAATTACAGTATGACATGGATGTATCAAGGCTCAATTGTTGAGGAACTACCCGAAGACTGCGCGGGCTTTGTATATCTTATCACAAACACACTGAGTGGACGCAAGTACATAGGTAAGAAACTGGCAAAATTCGCAAAAACAACATACAAAACAGTAAAACTCAAAAATGGCAAAAAGAAGCGCAAAAAGATTCGAGGCAAAATTGAATCAGACTGGCGCGAATATTATGGCTCAAGCACAGAACTCACTGCAGACATCACAAAACTAGGCTCCTTAAATTTCACCCGAGAAATACTCTTTTACTGTAAATCCAAAGCGGAATGCTCTTACATCGAGGCTCGAGAACAATTCACACATCGTGTATTGGAATCAACCGATTACTATAACGGACAAATCTCTGTCCGTGTCCATGGCTCCCACATTATCAACAAGATTTAATTAAATTGGTTTGACTAGCGCAGGTTAACGTCGTGCGCCCTAGACCTGGATCACGGATCACAGGGATGGAAGCCTTGCCGCCAACGCAAGCACTCAATCACTACCCGCGAGGATGAGGACTGGAAATGCCCCAGTTTGATTGTTTGAATATATTTTTCATGGCTGAAAAGACGTACTAGTGATAGTACACGGTGATTATAGATGCTGATATATCAATAATCGCCCGCCGTTGTATAAAGACGGAGCTCGAGGTACCGGACAACCGCCTCTGCAATGCTCTAATATCAGTGACTGTGCTGCTCGGATGATGCACAAATTTTTTGCCCGCCCTGGGCAAAGAGTGACCGCTTAGTCTGGATGATACGGAAGTCAAAGAACTGTAGCGTTGTATTGTTCGAAGAAGAAAACAGTTGTGAGCGCAAGCGAAACAACAGATGTTCGTAGAACATCTTAAAAGAATGGCATGCCTGATTCTTTAGTTGTTTCCATGTTCTTTTTAATAATACCAGCAATGAGTTCGCGTTCTTGAGCACTCATGTACATAGCATCCTCGTAACTGACACCACCACGCATGTACCACGACATTTTAAGCAGTTCCTCTTTTATGGCTCTTGACTCTTTGTCCATGCGATCCAGTACTTGAACTGTTTCGTCGTAACTCAAGTTCAAGAGCCGACTGCGAAAAAATTTGAATAATCAAATTCAATTGGCACTGCAAACTCTTTGGTGCAACTAGCGCAATTGGTGTGTTGTGGCGCAAGATCGGCTTCACGACTGAGTTCCACTAGTCGTCGTTGTACATCTCTAATGATGGCACCTTCGGCATTGTTGTAGAAATCAGAGATGAATTTTGTATCAGTGACCAGTTGCCCATCCACTTCAATGCTCTCGGTGCTGTTGGCTGCGGCCTCAATGCTGAGATCCAACAACTTTTTCATGCTGACGTTTACTTGCCTTATGCGTTCTTCTTCGGGAAGTTCTTGATTGCTGATGGCCTTGACCAATCGCTCCTCTTCAAAGTTTACTGTGTTGGTTTTGTTGACTTCAATAAACTTCTGTGGTTTTAACTTGATTTTAAGATCGTGTGTTGTGACCGGGGTAGTATAGTCGGCACTGGGTACATTGGCAAGTAAATTTCTAAGATCCAGTGAAAAGTTATTCTCACTTTGGCAATGCGGGCAATTGACATCAATGTCCATGTCATGTCCATAACTGGCTACTCGAATAGCAATTAGTACAGTGTCAACATCAATGCTGGGCATTTTCCAAGGATCAACAATACTAGGGCAACAACTCTTGATCACTTCTACTACCCCGGCTCCGCTCATGAGAGCATCAGGAGTTCTCAATGTGATCTCGTCTCTAGCAGTCATAGGGTATACAGGTATTTCTCCGTTGATAGGAAGATCTAGCGAGCCTGCAGGCCAGTACTGCCCGTTTGATGGTAGTCGCAAATAAATTGCGGGTTGTCTAAAATATTTAGACAGTGGGTTACTGGGTTGTGATGCGGTATTTTCCATGTTTTTTGATCCGATAAATAATGTTGATAGTAATATTTATCGGATCAACACCCACATGGATAATGAATTAGATTATAGTAAACTGGCCAATGCCATAGCTGAGGCCATCAAAGGCAAATCTCAAGGCATGGGATACGATCCAGCCAAGATCAAAGATTTTGAAGATGCCGCAGAAGATTTTACTGATAACATCAGAAGATCCAATCCCGGAATCAAGATGTTTAGAAACATGCTTACTGGTACCGGTGGCAGTTTTGTGGACGTAACCAGTAGAATCAAAGATTTAAACGAGGCGCTTGAGCATGAAGAACAGTTAATCAAGCAAAATCAAGCTGATAAAACCAAACAGGCTGAACTAAATCAGTCACTTGATAGAAAAGAAAGACTAGAAAAACAACGCGGAGCAACA